AATCAAGTCGTACCCAATCGTCTTCGTGAGGGGGTTCAACTTCTTGGGGCACTCTGGCACTGAAAGTGGCTCGCCCAACTTGAGTCCGTAAAAACTCAACTGTTCTGGAGACTGAGATAGCGCTCCCGAACTGGCAATCAGCAGTGAAGCTGAAAGAGCAAGGCAGCAAAAAGCGGAGTGGCCCAAAGTAGGCTCCAAGTGTTCACTCCCGCGAACCGCGCGGGCGCAGCTCCGTCGGTCAGTCTTGGTGGCGAGACGTCGCCTTCTTCTTCGCTTGTGGTGCTTCCTCCGTGCGCCCGTTCTTTGTCTCAGGAACGGGAGCTTTAGGTGGGGCCTTGTAGTGCTTTTCGACTTTCTTGTTGGGGACGGGTGCTCCGTTCGCTTCGGCCGGAACGCCTTTGAACTTCTCGGCTTGGTCTAAGAAGGTGATCATCTGTCCTTCGAAGTAGGCTCTTTGATATGGGTTCAGTGCGATGAACCTCTTGAAGTCCACATTAGAGAACGGCCAGTCCAGCCAGCCTTCGCCGAGATCAAAGACCTCCTCAATCTTCCTAGCCAGCGCGTCACCCAAAGCGCGCGGAGATCGGCTGCCGTCCGCCTTTGCGGGCAAGAGTGAGCCCTTGATGATCTGATCGAGCGTTGGTCCGGACAGGTTCGCTCCGGCCAGCTTCGCCTTGTCCGCAACCGCCTGGGGGCCTCCCTCCCGCTGGCATAGCTCCTCCAGCCTGCGCCTTCGAATTTCGTCTTTTGTAAACATGGCCGTTTCTAGCAAAACGCTAGCGATGACCTGACGACATTTTTTTGCGCGACCCATAGCGATTCGCTTGCCAACTGCATAGCGAATCGCTAGGATGATGCGCATGTCTAAGGTTCTCACCCCTGAAGATCGGCGCCGTATCGCGGAGGCCGTGGGCGTCAATCCTGCCACCCTGTATCAGGCGATAACCGCCAAGGGTGCCGGCTTCGCTCCTGCCGAATGCGTGCGCATCGAGCGTGAGAGCGGTCGTGAGCTTCGGCGCTGGGATTTGCGCCCGAAGGATTGGGACTTGATCTGGCCGGAACTGATTGGTGCCGAGGGAGCTCCTCCGCTGCCGAAGGCTCGCCGTCGTCTGAACCGAGCCAGGGCCTGAGCCATGCACACGCTCGCCTCCATCGTGACCTTCCCTCCAGTCGTTCGGATGTTCGCTCGCGCGCTCACGTCCACGACCGGGAAACGGTCGATCGCTGGGTGTGTGGGTCAGGTGTTGCATGCCTCCACTGTCCGTTTTTTTTGACCAAAAGAGGTAGTCAAGTGGCGTCAAAAAAGCTGTCACTGGTTGACGAGAGTCAAAAAGAATTAGCCCTGACTCGGCGGGCAGAGCCCAACGATGTGCCGATGGAACTCAAGCTCAGGCAGAAGTCGGCAGCCGCCGCGCTGAGCTTGGCGTGCCAGTCCTCGGGCTTGGAGGACAAGGAGATCTACGTCGAACTGGGTCTGGACGCCGGCTACTTCTCGCGCATCAAAAAGGGCGAGGCCACGCTGCAGGCGGACCTGATCGCCACGTTCTGTGACCTGGTGGGCAACCGGATCTATCTGGACTGGCTCGCGTACCAGGTGGGCTGCACGCTGGTGCAGATCAAGAGCGAGGCGGAGCGCCAGCTGGAACTGGAGCGCGCTCGTCGGCTTGAGGCCGAGAGCGAAAACCGCCTGATGAAGCAGCTTCTGTCCGGGCGCATCGCCGCCTGAACCCTGCGAAGGAGACCTCCCCATGTCCCTCTCTTTTTTGCCTGGCCACGTTTTGGCCACGCAATCCCCCTACGCTGATTGTTCACGGGTGAAAACTACTGTTCGCCCGAACGCACCGGAAGTTGTCGTAGGACAAAGCCACTACTCCAGCTTGGGACGTGAAGCGCACATCGCCAAGCTCAACGAGCGCATCGAGGACTTCATGTGGTTGGCCGAATCTCTCAAGCCGGTCAACCTTCCCGAAGCCGAGCGCTGGCGCGAAGAGGCCCAGGCGATCCGGCGCGAGCGTGATGCCTTGATCCTGAGCCGCGCGCCCGAAGAAGTGGCGGCGCTGGAAGAAGCGCGGGGGCTGAACTGATGCAGCAGCTCTCCTTTGCTGAAGCCGCAGGGCAGGCCGGCATGGCGCAGGCCGACGCCGCAGCAGAACGCCGCTGCCCGGATTACCGAGTCACGGCTGAGGGCGTGATGCTGGCCTTCCTCGCCGCCGCCCCTGAGCGCTGCGCAGCCGGCGAAGACCTGGTGGACGCCGCGCGCCGCGCGCTGCCCCAGATCGGCGGTCGTGCGTTTGGCAACGTGATCCGGTCCATGAGCGTGCGCGGCCTGATTCGTTGTGTCCGCTCGGATCTTCCCCGCCGCAACGGTCACGGCACCAGCGGTGGCAAGTTGTGGGCCTTGTGCCAGTGAGGTGTAGGTGGCCTGGATCAAGCTCCGCACTGACCTGCTGAACGACCCTGCGGTCTACAAGCTGGCCGGATTGTTGAAGGTGGACCGCTTCGCGGTTGTCGGCCGGCTCGCCGCTTTCTGGGGCTGGGCCGATCAACACGCTGTAGACGGTGTTGTAGACGGTGCAACGTCTCAGGTGGTAGACGATGTTGTAGCGCTCCCTGGTTTTGCAGACGCACTCGTTGTAGTGAAGTGGCTGCGCATTGAAGAGGATCTCGTCGCGATTCCCAACCACGACCGGCACAACGGAGCCAACGCGAAGGAGCGTTCGCTTAAGTCGGAGCGGCAGTCGAAGTGGCGAAAAGGCAAGGCGGATCAAGGGGATACGGGCGGCGTGCACGTAGACACCGGCTCCGGCGACCCTGTAGACGGCGATGTAGACGGTGATGCGTCTACCAGAGGAGAGAAGAGAAGAGGAGAGAAGAAGAAACCCCCTAAAGCCCCCCAGGGGGCTGTGGAGGTGCCCGAATGGATTCCTGCAGAACCGTGGGAGGAGTTCGTGGCGATGCGTCGGGCGAAGGGCCAGCGCACGCCGTTCACGGTCGGCGCGGCCAAGGGCGTGATCGCAAAGCTCGACACGTTCCGCGCTTCTGGCGTTGACCTCGCTGCAGTTCTGCGGCAGTCCACGGTGAACGGGTGGGCCGACGTCTACGAACTCAAGCCGCAGAAGGCCGGCTCCGTGCCGCCGCAGCAGCTGGAGGGCGCGCTGTGAGCCTCGAAAGCCTCGCCCGCCTGCGCCGCGCCGGCCGCCGCCCGGACAGCGTGATCGTGATCGTCGGCGCCGCGCCGAAGTGGATGGACGCCAGCAGCCCTGACCGCGTGGTGATCGACCGCGACCCCGCCACGCTGGACCTGCGCCCGCTGGTCGGCCTGGAAATCCACCTGATCGACATCCAGCCGGACACCGACCTTCTGCTCAGAGTCATGGCCGCAACCGAGGAGGTCGGTGTCAAGCCATTGGGCGCCTGCAGCGCTGTCGGCGCCTGCGGTGTCAGCCCCGAACACGAACGCGCCATGGAGCTTTTCAGGGAGAACCTGTGTCTGACCCGCTGATCATCCCCGACAGCATGGACTTCAGCCTGTACGAGCTGGAGACCGATGCAAAGCGCAACGTGAAGCCGGTGGCCTCATGGATCGAGGAATTGATCCACGGCCTGCAAAACCCGGACCGCACGCCGAAGGTGTACCTGCCGTGGGAGAAAGCCCGCGAGGTGTTCCACTTCCGCAAGGGCGAAGTGACGATCTGGGCCGGGCAGAACGGCCACGGCAAGACCGACATGGTCAGCCAGGTGGTGCTGTCCCTCATCGGCCAGGGCCAGAAGATCGTGGTCGCCAGCTTCGAGATGAAGCCGCGCACCACGCTCGCCCTGATGGCGCGGATGTACGCCGGCACCAACCCGTTCGGCCCGGAGTACCAGGAGGCCGAAGGCGTCTCGGCGCTGGTCATGCTGCTGCAGGAGTTCCGCGATTGGGCGACCGGCAGGCTGTGGCTGTACGACCAGCAGGGCACCGCACGGGTGAATCAGGTTCTCGGGATGGCCCGCTACAGCGTCAAGGAGCTGGGCTGCACGCACATCGTGATCGACAGCCTGATGAAGTGCGTGGCAGGCGAGGACGACTACAACGGCCAGAAGTCATTCGTGGACGAGCTGACGGCACTCGCGCGGGATCTGGGCGTTCACGTCCACCTGGTGCACCACACGCGCAAGCCGGCGAACGAGAACCACATCCCCGACAAGCACGACAACAAGGGCAGCGGCGCCATCACTGACCTGGCCGACAACATCCTGATCGTGTGGCGCAACAAGGCCAAGGAAGACGACATCAAGGCCAAGGGCGCGCACTCCAACAAGCTCACCGAGCCGGACGCCTACCTCCTGTGCCGCAAGCAGCGCAACGGGGAGGAGGAGCCCACGATCAAGCTGTGGTTCGACAAGGACTCCAAGCAGTTCAAGGGCGATCCGGCGGACCCGGTCATGGTGTTCTACAACTTCCCTCATAGGCCCACCCCATGCTGACGCAAGCCCGCCTTCTGCAAGTCATTGCTTACGACCCGAGTAGCGGTGCCTTCTCGTGGAAGGTTGATCAATCCCGCGTGGCAAAGGTGGGCTCCCTCGCTGGAGTTAAGCCGAACGCTGCCGGCTACGGCCGCATTGGCATCGATGGAACTCGCTACCTCGCGCACCGATTGGCCTGGCTGTACGTGCACGGCGAGTGGCCTCCCGCCGATCTTGACCATATCAACCGCAACCGCATGGATAACCGCATCGCAAACCTGCGGCTGGCGACCCGCGGCGAGAACCTGCAGAACAAGGCTATGCCGGCGGCGAACACCAGCGGGCACAAGGGCGTCTATTGGAACCGCCGCGCGAATAAGTGGCAGGCGCAGATCAAGGCGAACGGGACCTATCACTACCTTGGCCTGTTCGCTGACCTGAGCGCCGCAGCGGCTGCCTATGAGCGGGCCGCAAATCAACTCCACACCCACAGGCCCACGGCATGACCACCACAAACACAGTCGTTGATGTGAAGGCGCGCGGCGCCATGGAAACCGGGATCTGCGTGCATGGCCCGCTCATGGGCAAGCGCGTAGTTCGCATGAGCAAGGCGGCGCCCTGGATGCCGGCCGGCGATGCGACCGCCGACGAAATGCGTCAGGCCGCGCCGTTCAGCACTGCCTTCGGAGACATCTTCAAGCGCTGGGGCGTGGGAGACGTGGAGTGACCCATGACCTTCAACGAGCAACTGCAGTGGCTGGTGCAGATGGCCAGCATCCCGGGGTTCAAGGCGCAGGCGTGGCACCGGGCAAAGGAACTGGCGTCGTGCGAGTCGGGTCTTTGGCCGGAGATGGACAAGCGGCTGGCCGAGGCCATGCGCCAGCAGCAGGAAAAGCCCGAGTGAGCGAAGGCGAGGCGACGCTGGCGCTGCACATCCGCGCGCACAAGCTACCGGAGCCGCAGCGGGAGTACCGGTTCGTTTCCGACCGGCGCTGGAGGTTCGATTTCGCGTGGCCAGAGCAGAAGCTGGCCGTCGAGGTAGAGGGTGCAGTCTGGACGAACGGCCGGCACACGCGCGGCTCCGGGTACGTCAAGGACATGGAGAAGTACAACCGCGCCGCAGTCTTGGGCTGGCGCGTGCTTCGGTTCTCGACCGAACAGGTCAAGCGGGGCGAGGCTGTCGCGGCGCTGCGGGGGGCGCTGGCATGACTGAAGCCCTCGAGCTCGAACTGCACAACCGCCAGCAGGCCAAGGTCGCCCTGCGCGACCAGCTGTTTCCGTTCCTGGCCGACAAGTTGCAGGGCGGCAGCCGCTGGGTGCTTACCGTGGCCCGCCGCAAGCGCACCTCCAAGCAAAACCGCAGGTACTGGGGCAAGGGCGTGCTGGCACAAGTCGCCGCGCAGGCCGTGGTGAACGGCCGGCAGTTCGGCGCCGAGGTCTGGCACGAACAGTTCAAGCGCATGTTCCTGGGCGTCATCGAACTACCCAACGGCGACGTGATCGGCAGGAGCAGCACCGGCCTGAGCACCGCCGAGTTCTCGACGTTCTGCGACCAGGTGGAGGCCTACGCAGCATCCGAGCTTGGCGTCACGTTCTACGACCTCGCACCACGGGAGCTCGCATGAAGACCACCTGCGCCCTGTGTGGCCGCCCCACGGCTCCCTATGTCCTCATTGGAAGAGAAGCGATAGGGCCGAAGTGCGCCAAGCGTGCAGGCCTGACACCGGCTCGCCAGCCGAAGGGATCGCGGCTGCGGTTCGTGGCCTACAAGCCCGTCCGGGAGAGCGGCGGGGAGAACCTTGATCTGTTTGGAGACGCCGAATGATCCGCTCCCTGATCCTGCGCTGGGCGCGCAACCGCAAGCCTGACTTCGTGATCGGCGGACACGAGAACCCGTATCTGCGCCGGCACTGGCTGATCCCGCGCAATCGGTTCTTCAACATCTACGTCCACGAGTTCCTGCGCTCGGACGATGACCGCGCGCTGCACGATCACCCGTGGCTGTTCAACGCCAGCTGGTTGATCAAGGGCGCTTATTGGGAGCACCTCCCCGGCGGGCAGGAGGAGCTTCGGCGCGAAGGCGGTTTCTTCTTTCGGTGGGGCGGCGCCCCGCATAGGGTCGAGCTGTTCGACAACCTGAGGGCTCTTCCGGTAATCGAACCGGTTCCATGCTGGACGGTCTTCTTCACCGGCCCCGTCGTGCGCGAGTGGGGCTTTCACTGCCCCAAGGGCTGGGTACCGTGGCAGCAGTTCACCGACAGCCGCGACAAGGGCGCAATTGGTCGGGGGTGCGACTGATGACGCGGTGCGACCACTGTGGCGCCGAGCTTCACAAGCAGCCCAGCGCAATCAACAGGGCCGCTGCGGTCGGCGCGCGCTTGTTCTGCAATCGGACATGCGCCGGACTTGCACGGCGCTCCGGAAAGTCGGCCGAGCAGAAGAAAGCCGAGAAGGCTGCCTACGACGCGAAGCGCCGCACGGAACTGGCCGACCAGATCAAGACGCAGAAGCGCGAGATCTACCTGCGCAACCGCGAGCACTACTTGCGGCAGCACACGGAATACCGGAACCGACCCGAGAACGTGGCGCGGCACAACGCCTACTGCCGTCGGCCCGAGTACGTGGCCGAGAAGCGCGAATACGACCGCCGCCGCCGTGCGGTCAAGCAATTCGGTGAGGAGTTCGCCGAATCGTTCCTGCTGTTGCAGGACATCGAAAAGGAGATCGACTCTCGCGCCACGCGGTACGAGATCTATCTCGCAAACGGAACCATCAACAAGGCGCAATCGCGCAGGAGAGCACTGACATGAGCACGACCAAAGAACTGAACGCGACCAACCTCAAGACGGCGCTGTGGGAGACCCTGAACTCCGTCAAGGACGGAACGATGCAGGCTGGCAACGCCGATGCCGTCGCTTCGCAGGCGCGCGAAATCCTGCGAACCGTGAAGGTGCAACTGCAGGTCACGCAGGCGGCCAAGCGCAGCGTCCCTCTGGACATCGTGAACTTCGCCGAGAAGTAACGCCCCACAGCCATGCTTCGCCGCACCGGCTTCAAGCGAGCCACCTTCACCCCGCCGCCACCGGCGCCGCTGCGCCCGGCCACAAGGCGCGCGACATACGCAGGGGAGACGAGCGGTGAGCCTGTGGAGAAGGACAACACCATCCAGTGCGAGGAGTACCGCCGGCTGGTCGCGGCGCTCCCCTGCAAACACTGTGGCATCTGGGGCTACAGCCAGGCCGCGCACCCGAACACCGGGAAGGCTGTCGGCAAGAAGCTGATTGACGACCGCGAGTGCTTTCCGCTGTGCACCGTGCACCCATCGCCGGGTGGTGGCGGTTACGTGCGCGGATGCCATGAGCGATTCGACCAGGGCGCGCTGTACCCGAAAGAGGCCCGCCGCCTCATTGAACCCGCCTGGTCCGCAGACACGCGGCGCCAGATCATCGCTGCCGGCGCGTGGCCGGCGAACCTGCCACTCCTGAAAGAGGAAATATGAAGACTGCTCACGTCATCTCCGCCTTGCTGTCGCTGTTCGTGTCCATGCCGATCTGGTTCTACCTGATCTACCAGATGCTCGTGCGGGTGAACGCGTCCGAGCTGATGTGGTTCCTGTTCTGGATCTACGTGCCGGTCAGCTTCATTGCGTCAGTTGTTACCCGATCAATCGACAACGCAAAAGCGCTGGCGAAGAACTAACAGCCCACCTTTGCCCCCTGTGGACCGATCAACCGAAGGAGACGACATGAGTGTTTCTGTTGCGCTTTCAGCAGCAGCCATTGCCGGGTCATCGGCGGCTACTGCTACGGCGAACCGCGCCAGGACGGACGCGTGCAAGAGCCTTGTGCAGACCTACCAGCCGCAAGGCGCCACGGTGGCGGAAATGCACCAGTACGCCGGATGCGTGGAGCGGCTGTACCCGCAGGACGACATCCTCAGCCCTGGTGGCGTGCTGCTGATGAAGGTGTTGATCGTCTTTCTGTTCGCGTGTTTGGTCGGCGGGGTACTTCACGGCCTGTTCTGGTCAGGGCGGTACGAGGACGGGTTCGACCGATATGTGCTGAAGCCCTTCGCGTGGGTTGCCGCCGGCCTTATCGCCATCGTTATTGGCGCCCTGCTGTATGCCGGCGCCGCCTTTGTGTTAACCGCCTGATTTCAAAGGAGACGACATGAGCTTTCCCGACGAACTGCCGCAGTTGAGCGAAGAGGAGCGCCAGCGCGTGAACCAGGCGCTGCTGGACAACCTGGGCTTGGCTCTTGGCTGGAGCCGGAGGATCGAGGCATGAACCCCTTCGCCGCGCTCGCCGAGCCGCTGCGCTGTCGCCCGGGTGACGTCCTGCCGGAGCCGCCCCGCCTGCGCGTGGTTCGCACTCCCAAGCCCCCGAAGGCCAAGCCGCCGCGCGAGCCGTTCATCAAGCCGCTGCCGAACCCTTGGGGCTTGTCCGGCATGCAGTGCGAAATCATGAACCGGCTGGTCATGGGCCGCACGCCCAAGGAGATCGCCGAGGAGTTCTGCCTGAGCTTCAAAACCATCGAGATCCACATCATGCGCACCAAGTCCAAGATGGACGCGAGGAACCGGGTTCACGCTGCGGCGATGTGGGTCGGGCATGTCGGGGTGAGCGTGCAGGCGAACGCCAAGCTGCTGGCGAGACTGGGAACGGCCGGGAGGATGGCATGAGCCCGGAAGACCTGCGGGAGCGCTGCCGCATCACCGACGACGGGCATTGGCTGTGGGCCGGCGCTGTGTCCGATGGCTACCCGCGCGTGTGGGCGCCGGACTTCACGCGCCGCGAAGGCGGGATGTGCACCCAGACCGGATGGCGGGCCATGTGGCACGTCAAGACCGCCAAGCCCATCCCGAACGGCTGGCGGGTGTTCCGCACCTGCAATGAGCGCACCTGCATCAACCCGGAGCACCTCGTGTGCCGGCCGGTGGCGGCGCAGGGCGCGCTGGTCGCCAAGAGCGGAAAGCTCAAGAACAACATTCGCCGGATCACGGCCAACCGCGCCAGCGGGCGCAAGCGTTCGGCGCTGACCCCGGAGCAGATCGTCTACGTGCGCGCGTCCGCGAAAACCGGGCTTGAGCTCGCGGCTGAATTCGGCGTGAGCCACCAGACCATCAGCAAGCACCGCAGCGGCCAGCGCACGGCCTTTGCCCCGGTGGGAGGCATCTTCTCCGGACTGCTGGCTGCCAACGATCAACGCAGGAGATCAGCATGAACTACATCGAATTCAGTCTTCTTGGAGACGACAAGGTGACGCGGATTCCGGCTCCGGAGGAAACCGCGCGCCAGTTGGGAGAACAAGTGGCCCAGGCGTTCAGGAGGGCACGACAGCGCGAGCTCGCGTGCCAAGCGCAGGGCTGGGAAGACGTGCGCAAGGAGGTCGATCCAGTGACTGGTGACGTCACCTACTACTTCGGCGATTTCATTTCTACGCCGAGGGCGCAGCCCTGTGACGAGTGCACCGACTGCGCCCGCTGCTCCCGCATCGGCCAGTGCCTTCGCTACCGCTGCGCGTTCGGGAAAGTGGACAAGCCTTAATTGAGGAGAACGCATGTACGGGACGGAGAACGAGCGGCCGGGCATCGAAGAGATGTACGAGCTGGCGACCAACACCAGCGACCTGAGCCACGAAGCCGAGCGCCGCACTGCTGCCGACGTGCTGCGGGACATGGCAATGAGCACCGACCGGCTCGGCGCGGCCCTGCGCCGGCTGCGAGGCCAGTGGGAGGCGGTGGAAAAGCCGGTGCGCCAGCGCACCCGATCGGTAAAGGAGTGGCTGGCCGTGCTGCCCAGGCACGAGGAGGGCCGCTACCCGATCCGAGACGAGGAGGGCAACACCGTTTTCGTCACGCGCCAGCGCGCCGCCGAGTACGCCAACGAGCAGGAGCGCCTGGCGCACGATCAGTGGCACGAGCGGGAGCTGAACCGGTTGGCTGGGCACTTGGCCGACCTGCCGGCCGTGCGCGACGCCGTGACAATCCAGGCGGTGAAGTGGGGGATTCAGAACGCAGGCGAGAAAGCGGGCGCCATCGTCCGGTACTGGCTGGACCAGAACTGCCCAGTCTGCAAGGGCACGCAGTGGCAGACGGTCGCCGGCACGAACCGCCAGGGAACCAAGGCATGCCGTGCCTGCGCCGGCAGCGGTGTGGCTCCGGTCCCGCACGGCCAGGACGGCCGCAAGCTGGTAAATCACATGGACCAGTGCCAGTATCGGAACACGCAGACGCGCGCGGCCCGGCGCCAAGCCCTGCAGGCGATCCCGCCGATTGACCGGCTGTCCAAGCGGATGCAGGCGGGTGGGCCCGACCCCGATGCCGACTGACTTGCGCAAGGCTCAGCAGTAAGCCTAGAATCGCGCCAGGGACTGCAGCCGCCGCTGTTCGCGACTCGCGCCCGGACTCTCCGCCGAACACCCGCAGCCACAGCCTGGCTGAACGCCTGTAGCGACTGCGGCCCGAACTCGGTGGGAGAGCTGTCCCCAGAATTTCAAAGCCCACCACTCATACGGGCTTTTGCTTCTGCAAGCCGGTAGCTCAATAGGCAGAGCGGCGGTCTCCAAAACCGCAGGCTGAGGGTTCGATTCCTTCCCGGTTTGCCACCCCGTCTGGGCGCCGCCCATCACCCCAATCGCTCGCGTAGCTCCTGGGGCGTGTCGCCCAGCACCTTACTCCGCGCCCCGATTCATCCACGCAGCCAGCGCGTGGCCCGGCCAGGGGTTCAAAGTGGCCGGGGCGTCTCAACGGCCCTGCGCACTCCATGGAGCTGGCACGAGTGCATACCGCATGCTCCAGCCGTCCCAAATCAAGGGCGGTAAGGCGGATGGGGCTCCGCTGCCGCGTGCAGAGAAAGGGCGGCCATGGGAAGAAAGTCGAAGCTGTCCGAGAAGCAGTGGCAGGAGATCGGCAAGAGGCTGCTCGAAGGCGAGAAGGCCAGCGCCCTGGCCCGGGAGTTCAAGGTCAGCCCGGCGACCATTTCCGAACGCTTTTCCAAAAGCGTCGGAAACGTGAAAGCCGTTGCAAATCAAATACTTGAGACAGAAAACGCGCTCAAGTCGCTGACCGTTTCCGAACAGGTTTCGGCTATTTCCCTGGCCGACCAGCTGCGTTCGATTTCCAGCCATCTGGCAGGAGGAGCGAACTACGGCGCGGCGACCTTCCACCGACTCGCAGGCATCGCGCACGCGAAGGTGCAGGAGATCGACGACGCGGCGCCTCTGAATGATGAGAGCCGGGAGGCACTGCGGGATGTGGCCGTGCTGACCAAGATGGCGAACGACGCTGCCGTCACGCCGTTGAATCTGCTGTCGGCGAACAAGGACACGGTCAAGCAGCTGAATGCCGAGGACACCAGCGTCCTGCCGGTCAAGGTCGTGGTCAGCGTGGAAGATGCCAGCATCCCTGAGCCCGCGGCTGAATAGGCCGCAGGCCCGGTTCCTGGCGCTGGAGAAGAAGTACCGGGCGCTGGTTTCCGGGTTCGGGGTAGGGAAGACGTGGGGCGGCAGCGCGGCGCTGTGCCAGCACGCCTGGGAGTGGCCGAAGGTCAATGCCGGCTACTTCGCGCCCACCTACGCGCAGATCCGGGACATCTTCTACCCGACCATCGAGGAGGTGGCTCACGACTGGGGCCTGAACTGCGACATTCACGAGTCGAACAAGGAGGTTCACCTCTACTCGGGCGCGATCTACCGCACTACGGTGCTGTGCCGCTCGATGGAGCACCCGGGCGACATCGTCGGCTTCAAGATCGGCAAGGCGCTGATCGACGAGCTGGACGTCATGAAGACGGACAAGGCGGCGTTGGCGTGGCGCAAGATCATCGCCCGCATGCGCTACAAGCTGGACGGCCTGTCCAACGGGGTGGACGTCACGACGACGCCCGAGGGCTTCAAGTTCGTCTACCAGCAGTTTGTCAAGGCCGTGCGCGAGCGGCCGGAGCTGCAGGCTCTGTACGGCCTGATCCAGGCGAGCACCTACGAGAACGCGAAGAATCTGCCGGACGACTACATCCCGGCGCTGCGCGCGAGCTACCCGCCGCAGCTGATCGACGCCTACATCCGTGGCCAGTTCACCAACCTGGCCACGGGCAACGTCTACCCGAATTTCGACCGGACGCTGAACCGCACGCCGGAGACGATCAGGGAAGGCGAGGCGCTGCACATTGGAATGGACTTCAACGTCCAGAACATGACGGCCGCAATCAGCGTGATCCGCGAGGGCCTGCCGCGAACCCTGGCCGAGCTCACGAAGGTGCGCGACACGCCGGAGATGGCACGGATGCTGCGAGAGCGATACCGCGACAAAGGACACGCAGTGGTGATCTACCCGGACGCATCGGGCAAGAACACCAGCAGCAAGAACGCCAGTGAATCGGACCTGAGCATCCTGCGGCAGGCCGGCTTCACCATCGTGGTGGACGAAGCAAACCCGGCCGTGCGTGACCGGGTCAACGCCGTGAACGCCCTAATCCTGAACGACCAGGGCGAGAGGCGCTGGAAGATCAACACGGATGCCTGCCCGGCGACGACCGAAGCGTTCGAGCAGCAGGCATACGACCGGAACGGCGAGCCGGATAAAACCACCGGCCACGACCACCCGCCCGACGCGGTCGGCTACTTCCTTGTGAAGCGCTGGCCGATCGTGAGGCGGATGGCCCACGTCGCGCCTCTGAGACTTTAAGGAACCCCCATGGCCGCATCTGTTGCCGATCGATCGCCGGCAGTCGAAGCCATGCAGGCGGACTGGACCTTGGCTGCAGCCCTCATGGGCGGGACTGCTGCGATGCGCGCCGCCGGTGAGGCCTACCTGCCGAAGTGGCCGAACGAGGACGCGGCCTCCTACAAGACGCGGCTGGCGACGGCGACCCTGTACCCGGCCTACCAGACCACAGTGGAGACGCTCACCGGCAAGGTGTTTTCCAAGCCCGTGACCATTGGCGAGGACGTGCCGGTGCGGCTCAAGGAATGGTGCGAGGACATCGACCTCGAGGGGCGCAACCTCACGGTGTTCGCCTCCGATCAGATGGAGTCGGCGCTGGCACAGGGCCTTTCGGGCATCCTGGTGGATTACCCCCAGGCCGTCGGCGTGCGGACGTTGGCCGACGAGCGGGCCCAGGGCCTGCGTCCGTACATGGTCCACATCAAGGCGGGCCAGATCCTCGGCTGCATCGCGGCACGGCGGTCGGGCAAGTGGGTGATCCACCAGCTGCGCTTCATGGAGTGCGTCGAGGAGCCCGATGGCGACTTCGGCTCCAAGAGCATCGACCAGGTGCGCGTGCTCGAACCCGGCAAGTGGCAGACTTGGCGCAAGGTGCAGGAGGGCAGCAAGGAAGAGTGGCGGCTCAATGAGGAAGGCGTCACCACCCTCAAGTACGTGCCGTTCGTGCCGGTCTACGGCAAGCGCACCGGTTTCCTCACCGGCAAGCCTCCGCTGATCGAGCTGGCGCACCTGAACGTCAAGCACTGGCAGAGCCAGTCCGACCAGGACACGCTGCTGCACGTCGCCCGGGTGCCGATCCTGGTGCGCACGGGCATCCAGGACAGCATCGACGCCAACGGCCAGCCGATTAAGAAAGAGCTGACCATCGGGGCCGCTGCAGCGGTGGACTTGCCGCGCGATGCGACCCTCACGTTCTGCGAGCACACGGGCGCGGCCATCGGCGCCGGCAAGACGTCGCTGGACGACCTGAAAGACGAGATGCGCCAGGCCGGCGCCGAGATGCTGGTGATGAAGCCGGGCAACTCCACCCGCATCGAGGCCGCGGCGGACAACGACAAGAGCATGTGCGCGCTGCGTCGGGTAGCACTCGGCCTGCAGGACGCGCTGAACCAGGCGCTGCAGATCATGGCCGATTGGGTGGGCGAACCCACGGGCGGGCATATCACCCTGTTCACCGACTTCGGCGCCCTGACGCTGGAAGCGGCAGTGGCGGACCTCGTGTCGCTGCAGCAAGGCGGCATCACCTCCAAGGAAACTACGTTTAAGGAAGCGCAGCGCCGCGGCGTGATCAGCGCGGACGTGGACTATGCCGAGGAGCAGGATCGCATACAGGCCGAGGGTCCCGCCCTTGGCACGATGAACGACGGCGGGGCCCCGGGTGGTGACGGCGAATGAAATCCTGCTGGACGCGGACATCGCGCACCAGATCGACCTGCACCGCTACTCGAACGGGGTTGTCCGGCGAATCATCGCCATCCTGAACAGGGCCGACGCCGACCTGTTCGCCCAGCTGACAGCGGCGCTCGAGCAGCTCGACCCGCATTCCTTCAGCGTGGAGCGGCTGGAGGCTCTGCTGCAATCGGTGCGCATGATCAATGCGCAGGCCTATCAGGAGATCGGGCGGGAACTGACTTCCGAGATGCGCGACCTGGTGGACTACGAGGCCGGGTTCCAGGTGCAGCTGTTCCAGAAGGCGCTGCCGGTGCAGATGCGGCTCAATGCCGTGGTGGTCGAGCAGGCCTGGGCTGCGGCGATGTCCAGGCCTTTCCAGGGCAGGCTGTTGCGGGAGTGGGCCCAGAGCATCGAGGCCGATCGCATGACGCGCATCCGCGATGCCGTGCGGGTGGGGTTCGTGGAAGGCCAGACGACCAGCGAGATCGTGCGCAGGGTGCGCGGCACGCGGGCCAAGGGCTACGAGGACGGGATCATTGAGATAGACCGCCGGCATGCCGAGAGCGTGGTGCGTACGGCGGTGAGCCACACGGCGGGCACGGCGCGCGACAACTTCTACGAGGGGAATGCGGACCTGATCAAGGCGCTGAGCTGGACGGCCACGCTGGACAGCAGGACGAGCGAGATCTGCCGCATTCGTGATGGCAAGCAGTACACGCCGGACACCCACAAGCCGATCGGGCACAAGTTCCCGTGGCTGGGTGGGCCCGGCCGGGCGCACTGGCAGTGCCGCTCCTGCAGCGTGCCGGTACTCAAGAGCTGGAAGGAGCTCAACGGATCGGACGTGCCGGAATTCTCGCCGTCGGCGCGGGCGTCGATGGATGGCCAAGTGCCAGCCGAGCAAAACTACCCGCAATGGCTGGCGAAGCAGTCGGCCGCGCGCCAGGACGAGATCCTCGGGCCCACCCGGGGCGCGCTGTTCCGCAAGGGCGGGCTGGAGTTGGACCGGTTCTACAACGACAAGGGAACGTACCTCACGCTCGAGCAATTGCGGGCGCGTGACGCTGCCGCGTTTGATCGGGCAGGGCTGTAGCGCCAGAATGGGCGCGTGCCCAAGCTCACACTCGTCCCGTCCAAGCCGCCCGGCCCGGCCGAGGCAGTGCGGCTGCGCGTGAAGAAGGCACCCAAGCCCGCTGCCATGCTCCAGTGCAACCGCTGCGGAGGCCGCGAGGTGCTGGAGCTCAAGACAGGGGTGATGCTGGAGGACGGCAAGCCCAAGGGCGGGACCAAGCAGCTGGTCTGCGCGACCTGCTACATGAAGGGTGACAGGGTCGTCCTCGCCTGAACTGAACACCGGCCGCAAGGCCACCCAAACAAGCCGCCCTGGTGCAAGCCTCGGCGGCTTTTTCGTTGCCCAGAACACGGATGTGGGAGGGCGCACCGCGGCGGATGCCGCACCGCACCAGAGGGCGGATGCCCGAGGAAATCACCAAGCCATGCCATTCAAACTCGACGCCAACGGCGCCATCGTCACCCAGGAAGTCAACGGCCAGAAGCTGCCCGTCTACGTGCATGCCGACGGCAAGGAAACTCCATTCGACGCCGACGGCACCATCTCCACCATCAGCCGCCTCAATGGCGAGGCCAAGGGCCACCGCGAGCGGGCCGAGAAAGCCGAGGGCGCCCTCAAGGCGTTCGAGGGGATCACCGACCCAGCCGCTGCGATCAAGGCCTTGAACACGGTCAAGAACCTGGACGACAAGAAGCTGGTGGATGCCGGCGAAGTCGAGAAAGTGAAGGCCGAGGCCATCAAGTCCGTGCGCGCGGAGTTCGAGCCCATCGTCAAGGAGCGCGACACCCTCAAGGGCGAGCTCTACAACGAGAAGATCGGCGGCGCGTTCGCCCGTTCGAAGTTCATTGCCGACAAGATGGCGATCCCCGCCGACATGGTGCAAGCCGCGTTCGGTGGTCGGTTCAAGATCGAAGGCGGCAAGACGGTCGCGCTGGACGCGAACGGCCAGCAGATCTTCAGCCGCACTCGCCACGGCGAGCCGGCGGACTTCGAAGAGGCGCTGGAGATCCTGGTGGACAGCTACCCGCACAAGGCCACGATCCTCAAGGGCTCGGGCGCCTCGGGCGGTGGCGCGAGTGGCAGCAGCGGCGGCGGTGCCGGCGGCAAGCGGACGATCACCCGTGCGCAGTTCAACGCGATGGGCCCGGCGGATCAAGCCGCGGCCGGTCGCGACAAGAACGTCGTGATCACGGACTGACCCACTCTCTCACATCCTTTCGCAACCCCGAGCCCGCCGTGAGCGGGCTTTTCTATTGGAAAGACCATCATGGCAAACACCCTGACCAGTCTCATCCCCGACCTCTACGAGGCCCTGGATGTGGTTTCCCGCGAGATGACCGGCTTCATCGGCGCCGTCTCGCGCAACTCCAGCGTTGAGCGCGCCGCGGTCAACCAGACCGTGCGTGTGCCCGTGGCTCCCAGCGCCACCACGGCGAACACCACGCCGGGCGTCACCGCCCCCGACACGGGCGATCAGTCCATCGACAACGTGGACATCACCATCAGCAAGTCCAAGCACGTCCCCGTGCGCTGGAACGGCGAGGAAACCAAGGGCCTGGTCAACGCCGGCACCTTCTCGACCATCCAGGCCGACCGCTTCTACCAGGGCATGCGCGCCCTGGTGAACGAGATCGAGTCGGACATCTGGCTGGAAGCCTACAAGCGTTCCTCGCGCGCCTACGGCACCGCCGGCACCGCCCCGTTCGGCACCGCGGCCGACATGAGCGACTTCGCGGGCGTGCGTCGCATCCTGGAAGAGAACGGCGCTCCCCTGACGGACCTGCAGCTCGCCCTCGGCCACGCCGCCATGGCTAACCTGCGCGGCAAGCAGTCGGGCCTGTTCAAGGTCAACGAGGCCGGCACCGCCGACATGCTGCGCAACGGCATGACCGATCGCCTCATGGGCATGGCCCTGCGCCACTCGCACGCCATCGGCGTGCACACCAAGGGCACGGGCGCCAGCTACCTGCTGAACGACGCCAGCTCGGAGGTGGGTGACACCACGATCACCGTGGACACCGGCTCGGGCACGATCCTGGCCGGCGACATCGTGACCTTCGCGGGCACGACCGACAAGTACGTGGTGAACTCGGCCCTGGCCAGCACGACCTTCGGCATCGGCAAGCCCGGCCTGCGCGCTGCGGAGACCGACAACGACGCCGTCACGGTGGGCAACAGCTACACGCCCAACCTGGCGTTCGCCCGCTCGGCCATCGTGCTGGCGACCCGCGCTCCGGCCAAGCCGGAAGGCGGCGACATGGCCGACGACGCCATCATGATCACGGACCCGGTGACCGGCCTGAGCTTCGAAGTGGCGGTCTACCGTCAGTTCATGCAGGTCGTCTACCACGTCCGCCTGGCCTGGGGCACGCGCGCCATCAAGCCCGAGCACATCGCCACCCTCGTCGGCTGATGATTTGGCCGGGGCCTTCGGGCTCCGGCCTTTCCCTACGGAGAACACATGGCAAAGACCAAGACCCAGGCCGCAGATCCGAACCTCGCCGCGCTGCAAGAGGCTGCGGAAGCTTTCAGCCCCGCCCGTCCCGACGAGGTGCTGATGGAGAAGGACGGCGTTCGCACCGAGGTGCGCAACAACAAGTCCGTCCAGATCATGGAAGCGGCTGGCTGGAAGCTGGTCTGAGCCTCCTGCGTGAAGCGCCCAGCGGGTGCTTCCCCCAGATGGCACAAAGGAGAGCCGAATGAAGCTGTTCAGCCTGCAACGCAATGTTATGAGTGGTCAGTGCAAGGGTGCCCTGCTGCGCCTGCAAGTGTGCTACACCGCCATCTTCCTTTTCCCTGGTCTGATTCGCGGTTGGGCCGGGAGCCACATCGGGCTCTTCACGCCACGCAAGACCGACACCGGCTACACCTGCACTGGCTTCTATTTCCGTCCGTGGCTGGCCCCAGATGTGCCCGTTTGCCAGCTGCCGAAGTGGTACCGGCTCATGGCTGGCGCGGCCAGCTTTTGCTTCGAATGACCGCCCACGGGAAATAAGGCAATGGCCCTCGAAGTCGAAGACGGAACCGGCAAGGCCGACGCCGAGAGCTACATCAGCGTGGCCGACGCATCGGCGTACCACGAGGCGCGCGGTAACACGGCTTGGGCGGGGCTTGCGAGCGACACGGAGCGCGAGCAGATGCTGCGCCGCGCCACCGACTTCATGACCGCCACCTACCGCGAGCGCTGGGCCGGCTACCGCGTGAGCACCACGCAAGCGCTGGACTGGCCCCGGTACGAGGTGCCGATCAAGGACGTCACCGTGGGCGGTCAGTTCCCCGCCTACTACGCCAGCGACGAGGTGCCGGTTGCCGTGCAGCGTGCCTGCGCGGAACTGGCCCTGCGCGCGATCGACGGCGACCTGGCGCCCGACCTGGACGCCCCGGTGATCCGCGAGAAGGTCGGACCGATCGAAACGGAATACGCCGTCGGCGCCCGCCAGAGCACGGTGTTCCGCGCGATCGAGGGCATGCTGGCACCGTTCTTCGCGACCTCGGGCGGCATGCTGAAGGTCTCCAGAGCCTGAAGGAGGGTGACATGGGGAAGTACAACGCATTCGCCTGTGCCACTTGCGGGAACATGGGCTGCAAGTGCCCGGTGAGTACCGACCAGTTGCCGCCACCTTGCGCGGGCTGCCATCGCCCCACGGCGGCTTGCATCTGCCGGTCTCACGTCGCGATCAGCCACAACGCGACGGCGGCGGTGGACAAGCAAGTCCAGGAGGCCATGCACCACTACTACAACCGGGACGCTGAAGGCCTGGAGCGATTCGTGCGGAGGCTGCTCAAGTGATGGGCGGGCAGACGCATGTTGTGCCGATGGGCGACCTGCGCGACCACGACGCATCCACCGCCTGCTGGTGCCACCCCACTGAGGACGACGACGAGCCAAGCGTCTATGTGCACCACAGCATGGATGGGCGCGAGGCGTTCGAATCGGGTGAGAGGCTGCCGTCGTGAGCGTCTACACCCGCCCCGCCGCGACGGCGCTCAAGCTGCTGCGCAAGTTCGGCCAGTTCATGACGCTTACCCAGCGCACGACTGGCGACTACGACCCGGCGACTGGATCCGCGAGCGTGACGGAGAGCGGGCAGACCGTCACCGGCGCGGTCTTTGATTTCCCGTCGAAGCTGATCGACGGCACGCGCATCCTGACGGGCGACAAGGAAGTGCTGATCGCGGCCTCTGGCCTGACGCTCACGCCCGCGCCGGGGATGAAGCTGACCGATGCGGACGGCAATGTGTTCGAAGTGATCACTGCCCAGCCGCTGGCTCCGGCCGGCGAGGCGGTAATCCATACCCTGCAGGTGAGAGCATGAGCTACGTACTTGGGGCGGCTGTCGGCATCGCGGCGGCGAAGGCGTCAGGTGGGAGATTCCTACTTGGGCTCCTGTACGTTTTCGGCGGCATGGCGACGATCTTCTTGAGCGTTCTGTTCCTCGTCATTCTTCTGCGCATCTGCTGCGGGTGAAAGCATGACCCCCGAAAAGCACCCTCAGCAGAACACCCTGTGCCGCCCGCCCGCGGACTGGGACGACCGCGGCGGCCAGCTCCCGCTGCCGGCGCTGTACGCCATGCAGGGGCGCATCGGTGGGGTGAGGGTGTTCGTCACCCGCTGGAAGCCCACGCCCGACGAGCTCTCCATGCTTCTGGCAGGCGGAGAGGTGGAACTGTCCTGCATCGGCGGCCAGCCCGCCTGCAACGTGTCGGCCATCCCGCCGAACCAGCTGGACGCGCCGCGCCTGCTGCTTCCGCAATGACCGAATACCAAGAACAGCAGGCGGCTCTCTGGAAGCTGGCCGAACAGGAGCTCACGAAGGAAGTGGCCGAGGCGTTCGAACGGTTCAAAGACAGAGTTGGCTACCCGTTCGTGGGCGAGCAAATCGTTGTCCGCACGAGACCGACCCTGGAGGTTGGCAAGTCCATGGAATGGATGGTTGCGGAAGTGAAAACAACGCGGATGGTGTGAGGGCAGCTATGGCCGGTTTCTCCATCCCGCTCGCCCAGCTGGCCGAGAAGATGAAGGCCGACCTGGAGACGGTGGTGCGCAAGTCCACGCTGGAGGTGTTCCGCGCCGTGGTGCTCAAAGCGCCGGTGGACACGGGGCGCTTTCGGGCGAACTGGAATGTGAGCTACGGCGCGGTGAACATGGCGACCAGCGAATCCACCAACCAAGGCCGCGCGGATACCGAGGTGCAGAAGGCACTCACGCTGCCGGTGGGCGGGATCGTGTACCTGGCAAATAGCCTCCCGTATGCCCGGACTCTGGAGTACGGCCTCTACCCGAACCCGCCGAAGCACCCGACCGGCAAGACTGTCGGCGGGTTCTCCACGCAGGCACCCACTGGCATGGTGAGAACGACCGCGGTTGAATATGACGAGTACGTCAGGAAGGCGATTGCCTCATGACTGCGAAGTTTGAAACCTTCAAGGCGGCTCTCCATGCGCTGTGCGTGGAGCATGGGGTGCGGCTGACCGATGGTGGGGACTACGACTGTCGCTTCGTGTCTTTGAAGCTCGCAACAGAAGACTCTCCGGCAGGGCTGGAAACGTCCATCGAAGACGACATTCCGCTGACGCGCGAGGAGCTAGAGCAAGCCGAACGCGAGCGGAAAGAGCGCCGCGCCAAGGTGGCAGCCGAGAACGCAGAGGCCACTCGCCGTCACCTCGAATACATCAACTCCCCCGAATACCAAGCCTCCCTGGCGCGGGTCACGGAGGAGGGCAAACGCACACGGGAGCAGCAGATGAGAGTTTCCACCGACCCCCAGGACGCCGCTTACGACCCGCGCCCGCGCCGCGTCTGGCGCAACGACGTCGAGGTCACCGGCTGGACCGTGGCCGACGAGTTCCGCCGCGTGGTGATCGTGGACGGCCAGCCGCAGTTCGGCTCCATCCGCATCGAGCGCCTGGAGTCGGGGGAGGGCGGCAACCCTCTTCAGGCCACGCCGACCGCACCGGTGAACACGGGGTTCGTGGGGGTGATGGTGCACACGCCAGACCCGAAGCCGGAAGCGCCGGCTGGCGCGCCCGTAGAAGCTGCCGCGCCCGTTGTGGCGGAACCCGCAGTTCCCAGCTTCGGCTACGGCAAGAAACGCCGCTAAGCCATGAGCCAGGCCATCATTCGCGCCGGCTTCGAAACAGCCCTGAAGGCGTGGGCCGACGCCCAGACTCCGGCAATCCCCGTGGCCTGGCAGAACGTCACCTTCAACCCGCCCACGGGCCGGTACGTGGAAGCGCAGCTGATCCCGGCACCGGCCAAGAAGCTCACCCTGGACGGCATCGGCCGCACCTATCGCGGCATCTTTCAGGTGACGTTCCGCATGCCGATCGGCACTGGAGCGGGCACGGTGGAGAGCCTCGCGGCCTCGCTGGACGCCGCCTTCGCCGACTCGTTCACCCATGACGGCCTGCGCATCTACCTGCTCTCGCCGATTTCACTTGCACCGCCGCTGCCGGCCTCGGATCGATTCATGGTCCCCGCCAGCGCCGAATACCGCGCAGACACCGTATGAGCGCTGCCACCCGTCAACTTCATGAAGCCCTGATCCGCCTCGCCAAGGGGATGCTCTCGGCTTGGGAGAAGTGGCTCAGCCAGCAATAGGCGAGCTCTCCCACCCTATGCACAAGGGCCCCATACCGGGGCCTTTTGCATTTCCGCACTGCCTCGCGGCAGGCAACGTCCTTCGGGACCGCGCCGGCCGGTTTGCCTCGCAGCAACACCAACGCCTCCGGAAGGGGGCCTTCTGTTCTGAAAGGCAAACCAAATGGCTGTCTCGCTCCCCAACGGCGCCACGATCTCGATTGGCTCCACCTACGGGTCCACCGCGACCCTGTCCGCGTTCTCCAACGCCAACCCCGGCGTGATGACGCTGTCCTCCTCGCACGGCGTGACCGTGGGCGACATCTTCGAAGTCACCTCCGGCTGGTCGCGCGCCAACGGCAACGTGTACCGCGCCTCGGCTGTGTCCACCAACGACGTCACCGTCGAAGGCCTGAACACCTCCAGCACGACCCTGTTCCCGGCTGGCAGCGGCACGGGCACGATCCGCGAGGTAACCGCCTGGACGCAGATCACGCAGGTGCTGGAGACCTCCACCAGCGGCGGCGAGCAGCAGTTCGTCACCTACTCGTTCCTCGAGGACGACGCCGAGCACCAGATCCCGACCGTCAAGTCGCCGATCGTGTTCAACCTGACGATCGGTGACGACGCCTCGCTGTCGCACTACTCGGTGCTGGCCACGGCCGACGCCGACCGCCAGCAGCGCGCCATGCGCATCCTGCTGCCCTCTGGCTCGCCGATCTACTTCAGCGCCTACGTGACGCTGCAGAAGACCCCGACCCTGACCAAGAACCAGGTGATGGGTCTGCCCGTCACGCTGTCCCTGATCAACCAGGTCACCCGCTACGCCTCCTGATCCACAGGGGGCCAACCCTGAAGCCCGCATGGTTCGCGCCCTGCGGGCTTCTTCATTCTGGAGAGCCCCTGATGCTGAAGCTGAAGCCGAACCCCACCTTCACCGTGCCCGTCGTCATC